AGGGCCACAATAGAGTGACTAGCTCCATTGCGATGGTATCGCTAGCTCTCTCGAGATCTATGGTAGAATGAGTACCGAAGATACTGGCATGTTTTGCCATGACTCCGTGCCTCTCCTTAGAAGTATCGAGATCAACGTAGGGTTGGAAGAGCCTTCTGAGCTCTCGACCCAAACCCAATTGGTAATAAACGTTGATACTTGGCTGATTTTCACAGCCACGTAGAGCAAGTGCGGTTTTCGATACTGTAAAGAATCGACCGCCTTTCACAAGGCGAACCGCACGACGAGGATTGACGTCACACCTTTCGGCATGACAATCAGCCCACTTAGTCGACATCCAGTCGATTATAAGTGGCATGACCTCATCAGTCATAGTGGGAACAGACTCAAGCTTATCCGGTGCTGTGCACCGAAGGCTGGGGTCACTCAAGGTAGCGCCGGGCCCGAATGCAGCTCGCGAGGCGTAGAGGGGGATTTCTCCCCACTCGTCGCTAACTACGCGTTTGTCTGTACGGGGCCTCCGACCGACGATCTTCTGTATAATTTTTCGAGCTCTTGAGACTATCTCAAGTGCCGCAACGTCGACTTTGGTTTGACCAAAATTATGTCGAAGTTGATACAGACGACGGTTAGTCTGAAAACACTGACGCTCTGACTTATAGAAGTTGTCGATAGCCTCGGACCGAAGGGTCTCAGCGCTCTTGGCTTCAATGTCAGAGTTTTTGCGGAGAAAGCTCGCTAGCAGGTTGTCCTGCCAGTAAGCCTCCGCGTCAGTATAGTCGCTTGGGTCGCACTTTAGCTTAGCCAAAGTTAACCAATCCTCATTATCAAAAGCCTTCGTCCAGCTTTCAACAAAGGGACTCCTTGTGACGCAACTGCTTAGCAGTTTTGCGACAACCTTAGTTTCATTCGAAATCATAAGGTATACCTCTACATAAAATCGTTAGATTCGTAACAACCCCTCACGGGGTGGCAGGAAGCGTTCAGGTGAACACTTGCCCGAGGCGGATGGCATTGACGATATCCACATTGTCCAGAAGATTGATGCCCTGAGCGATAAGCTCATTGCGATCAGCTTGGACAAGATTGGTGTCAAGGTCCCACGCTCCGACGAAGCGATTTTTTCCGATCACACTCGTGATTCCGGTGGTAGAGTTGAGACTCAAGGAAGGGTAGTGCATGGACACGTTCACGATGTAACGTGGTGCATTGAGCTTCCGATCGATCCAGAACCGAAATTCAGGTCGATGAGCCTCCGCCGCGCCGACTGAGGACGAGGTCCAAATGGCGGGTCTCTCGCGAGACCCGCCTGACTGGACACCTGTCCAAACAATGTCGGTGACGCCGTCATATTTCTTGACGGTCTGATTAGCCAGTGTTGGCATATCATCTTCTCCTAGGAGGTAAGTTTTAGACCCCTGACAATTCTGCAGGCACGATCTAGGTTGGCAAAAAAGTCATTTCGGGAGGCGCAAGGCCAGCAAGCTGGCCAAAGTGGCACCCCTAGTGACTGAAAGTCGATTTAGCCCTTTCCATCGAAGCGTGACCTGGGGTAATCCCAGGCTCCTTTGAATCGAGCTGCACTCCTGTTCCCCTTGCGTATACAACTGGTACGGCCCGAAGGTATACCAGTCGAACTTGCAAAAGTCGTGAAGTTTGAGAGTCATCCACGGTCTATCGACCGAAATTCCATGGAAGACTGAGAACTGACGGAAGTACTGATCCAAATTAACGAACCAGCCAAGAAGCCAACTCCAGGGGAGGACTTCAACAGCCGTTAGTATTGGGTTTGTAAGTCCCAATTGCGACGCCAGGAACAGATTAGGGTTACTAACCTGTATAACACACCCAGCAAGACAAGACATGCGACCGGAATGAGTCGAAACTCTTCCGAATTCGTCATACGTCATAGCATAATCAATGTGGGTTCTCACCTTGAGAAACTCGGCAGGCGGAAGCCTGTCGAGTACCTCCATTGACTTTTGCATATCGCCGATCGTCGGCATCCATCCAAACCAGGTCTCGATCCACGCTTGCGCGACGGATTTTGACTTCCAGTAGGATTCAGGCTGACGATAGAGATGCATCAGCCTCTTCTTCCGTAGGCTCTCCTTCTTTCGAGAAGAGAACTTTTGGGAAGTTAAGACTGTACGAATAGCATCCCTGTACCGCTTCCTCTCAAAAAAGCTTTTAAACTTTGCGAGGGATTGCATGCGCTTCACCACCATATTCACAGTGGATTGCGCTTCAACTAAAGCAGTCAGAGTAGACGCCGTGTCACTGAGGAGGTTCTGAATCTTCTCAGCGGCCCTATTCTGGACTTGACCCTTAAGACCGTTAACATAGGAGTTACCCCAGTCACCGTTCGATTGGTCGACACGAAACGCTTGATAGCTACTGCTGATACCTACAACATTATCTGCTTGTAGATAAGGAGTCGCGCAGACCTTTTGGGTCCTACGATACCTAGCATAGTAGCTCAGAGGCTGGTTATAAGGCCTCTTCTGCCTATACCAAGTGACGGTTTTTGCCGTCAAATGGAGACCTGGAACGACATTGTCGTGCCAGTTGGCAGTGAAGGGTCCGGTTATTGGATTGGCCATACGGCTTTCCTTTACGAGGGGTTTACAAGCCCACCGGATTGTGCTCTCACGAGGGCACGAAGAGCTCACCGAAAGACCACACCTTTCTCAAGGGTGTGGTTTCTCAGTGAGAGTCAGAACGATCCCCCCTTCGG